TGTAGGAAGTGCCTTGAACTTAGTCTTAAAAGCTTCAATGTAATTTATTACATCGTCTTCTGTTCCATTCATCATAATCTTGAATGCCTCTTTGAGAGCGTTACGACAAGATTCTGGAGTAGAACTTCTGACAGCTTCAATACCCATAATCTTGAGTTTGGGTTCATCATACTGGACACCTTCAGAGTTATGAACATTCAGAATGTAATGTTTCTTACTAGTCCAAATACCAACCTCTGCCAAGACCTCTCGTTTCATTACCATCTTTTGTTGAAACGCATTAACATACTCAGCCATTTCACCATAACATCCGTCAATCACATCTTGAATTTTACCTTCACAAACCTTATCCATGAACTCTATAATTTTATCTGTATCCGTAAGACCTACCTTTTGTACGAGAGAATCAAAAGTAACGTACAGAGAGTCAGTATCGGAAGCAAGAACATAATCATGGTTTTCTGTCTCCATTAATTTATTTAAGTATTGATTAACTGCTCTCTCAGCCCACCGAATGGAAAGTTGACCCGCAACGGATACGGCCTCAGCATTCCTCACATCATAAAAACGAAACCATTGATTACCGAGGGCTCCGTAAGCTGAGTTGAGAGCAGTCTTTAAGTTGATCTGCATATTATGATACTGAGCCAATTTGTTAGTATTTGCAGCTTTACCTTTCTTCTGTTCCGCAATCATCAACTGCTTATACTTAACACGGTCAGTGTACATTTTTTCCATGAGTGCTGGAAGGAAACCTTGTTTCTTACGAGTATACAAAGAACCATTTGGAGTCATAGTAAGATTTTTCTCTTTAAGAAAGGCGACATCAACTTCCTTATCAAGTAAAGCATCTACCAAACCAGACTCAGGATACATGCCAACAAGAGTCTCAGGAGAAATATTGTATTGCATTATGAGATGCGGATACAAACTATTCAAGTCAAAACTAGCAACCCATTTGTGCCGACCGACTTGAGGATCTTTCACATACGCACCCTCAAATGCTTCCGATTTAGTATCATGTTTCTTTGGTGGAACAACAATTTTTTGGTCTTTCAGATAATTGTAAATGATACAATCCCACATCTTTACAGGACTGAACACATCATTGAAGTTACACTTGGCCATATAAGCCAGTGAAATAATCATCTCCAAGAGTTTCATCTTCTCTTCAAGTCTTTCCAACAGGACAACATCATGAACATTATAGTCAACGAATTTCTGAAAGTTTGTTTGGTATAGTTCGTGTAGTGAAGCGTATTCTGAATAGTCTAGTTTCTTTTCTCCTAACTCTGCGTAGGCAATGTGGTTCAAAGAATATGACTCTTGATTGACATAGGTAAACTTCTTATAAGCATCCATGTAGTCAATACTTGAAATACCAACCAGATCAAAAACCTGTAGTTGTCTATTACCAAACACATTTACTTCAGTTTCCCTATACCAGCCCCAAGGCGAGAGTTTCTTAGCCATCTTCTCACCAAGAATCCTGATGATACGATTAACAAGAAATGGAATATCAAAAAATCTTGAGTTCCATCCAGTAATGATATCTGGATAATTCATAGACCAATCAAGTACAAAGTTTTCCAATAGTCTTTTTTCGTTCTCACAATGAATATACTCAACACCATCTGCCGGTGTGTATTCCTGACAACCATACACCTTGAAACTTTCTCCACAACGATAAGAGATAGCCAAGACTTCTTCGTTGGCACTTCTTACATCTGGAAAACCATGTTCCGAGCTGGTTTCAATATCAATGAATCCAATCTTGATCTTATCTAAATCGTAGTCAACCATACCACGATAGTTATCAGAAATAAAAGAATATTGGAACTGGTCAAACCCAAAAACATTACCACCATACTCTTTTCTGGCTTGACGAGAATCTTTCATAGAGCCCCACTTCACAGGAGCAACATTTCGATTATCTAGGGTTTTCCATTGGGGATTTTGAGGTTTGTGAGATTCTACAAATAAGGTAGGTTCGTAGTTCAATTTCTCTTTGAAAGATTCACCGCGGTCATTAACACCTCGCAGAGCAATGAAATTACCATGAGGTTGGACATTAGTATAAAACATTATGATTTATTATGGTTGGAGGTCAAGGATGGTCTAAGTATTTAACGTAATTTACTTCTAACTTATCTAAACTATTATAACACAATAAGATGTGTTTGTCAACCCACGAACGCCCGCGATTGGCACCTATCACAAATAAAATTTGTAGATAAAATAACCACATATATTTCATATAATTCTCCTATGCGAGAAGACCTGACTTGTAACTTGTCTTACCATTAATTCTCAGTGCTGTCATTGTTTTACTTCGGTTACTTCCATCAAGAACATACGAACAATGAATCCATCCACTATTTGGATCTGTTCCATCGTAAAATTCTAAAATAAGTTGGTCAAATACTAAGTTTTTCTCTATCCATTTCGCGAGATTTGGATTGGAAATTCTCGTTGATTCAAAGTCTGCAGCTTGACCATTACAATGCTGACTTGTCTTTGAACCACCTACTGCCTTGTTTAATGCTGGAGAACGATATCCACTATTGATACGAATAACTCCAAATTCTTCTCTCACAGGTTGTAAGATAAAATTACAGAGATTAGTTAAATTAATAACGTGTTCTCTCGATGCATCGTTTGATATTCCTAAACGATCTGCAGTAGAACTTTTTATCATTTCTTGATACCCAAAGTTTTTTGTCAGGTGTCCGTTATAAGATGGTATCTTGACTGCCATGATATTCCTTCCTAAGCTTGTTTAATATCAACTGAACCAGTAGTAGGATCAAATATAAGTGTGAATGTTTTTTCGATTGGTTTGAGTGTTCCGTCCGCTTTGACGATAGGCAACTTACCCTCAACTGCAGCTATCAATGCATCTTTTGCAGTTGTGAATTGATGTGCAGGGTCTTCTTTTATAGCTTTGTCTAGTTCTTTTTTTGCGTCTTTGGGGAGTATATCATCTATCATATTTTCCACATGCTCAGTCGCCAAGGTCTGAGCCTTATCTATAATAAGGCTAGAAATAACATTAAATAATAATAAAGGTAACACAATATTCTCCTAAAATTGAAATCCTTTTGGGTCTTGTAGGTATTTTTCCCACATCTCCATACCATGTGCTGACATTGGACGTTGTGGTACTTTTGAGAAAAATTGATCACGCGTTAAAAAATCATATTCTATCTTTTCCTCCACATCATCAAACAAAACTTCTTTCAATACTTTTCTTTTTTGTGCCATTTTACTTCTCTAAGTTAAGATGATTCTTGTAACCATCTGTGTCTGATTGATAAAGATCCCATTCTGCATTGACATTTATTGCATTTGGATTAATACCTATCTTGTCTATTGCTGCAGCAAATGCTTCTTTAGTATCCCAATGAGTTTTATTGACGTATTTAACAACAGTCTCTACTACCTTTTCTACTTTCTTAGGAGTTTTTAAAACTTCTTCCATTGCTTTAGATATCTTTTTTTTACTCTTTTTTGCCTGTGCCATATTGTATCCTTTAACTAGTTAAAAATTTGTAAGCTGGGGTTTCTTTGAATTCTTCTGGTTTAGATGTGTAAGCTTCATAAAGTGCTGGAATATTAACTGGAATAAATTCTTGGCTAAACAACATTCCAGTTGAAGTTACTACTTCTGTAAATTCTTCAATACTATTCCAAGTTACATCACTAGACTCTTCTTTAAATCCTGCTTCTGCGTCAGTACTGAATCTTGGTAATTCTTCTGATTTAATTGCTTCTAATTCTTCAATAAGGTCTTCTTTACTGTGCCTTCGGTCTAACTCTATTCCAAGAGTTCTACCTTCTTTTTCTAATTCTTTTTTAGATTTCATTTTTCTGGATTTTGCCACTTCACTACTCCTATTGGGGGTTTCACTTTATCTATACATTTATTTATAATCCCCCAATCTTGCGGATTGGGGGCACCACGGTGGCTATTGACCGATTGGAATCAGTCTAGGCTTTTTCTCATCTGGAATTACTCGTTCCAGATTCACTATAAGCATACCGTCTTGAAGGTCGGCACTCTGAACAATAATATCATCACTCAGTTGAAATGCCCGAGAAAAAGTTCTCTTGGCAATTCCACG